TTGAACAGTGTGCCCTGTGTTTGCTAAGGTGATTGTTAGGTTATGCACTTGCGAAAGGATAGGATTTACAACAACCGCTTTGGCTATGACGTTTAGCCATTCCCTCGGATACTTAGGATTGACGAACTTATACCGGGCGTCTAAGGTCTTGGGAGTTAAAACCTTCTCAGCTTGGAGTGAGACTCTCGTTTTTGGGAGGTCTGCTAAGTTTATCTTCTCGGAGCCAAACAGGCGTTTAAAATAGCGCACTAAGTCCATAGCTCAACTCCCTTCTTTGTTTGGTAAAAAGCACAGGTAAAAACTCCTTTGTTTCCTCTTGGCTTGAAGCATGCAAAGCTAATGCCAAACTCCAAAACCTGTCTGCGTGGCTGTCTTGAGTTTCTCCCTCGTAGCGTATATTCCCGGCTGGAGTTAAAGTCTTCTTCACAGAGTGCAAATCTTCAATCAAGTCTCTGTCGGGCGGTATGCTGATAATTTTGTCTTCAAAGACTGCTTTTACTCTACTTGCAAGCTCTTCTTTTGCTTTGGCTGTGAAATACACCCGCAGGACTTTAAGCTCTCCCCATTTCTTAGCCAGCTCCTCCGCCAACTGCATGCCTATTCCTGTTTCGTCTATTGCAACTTTGCGGGCGTATGCGGTTAAGTGGTCAATGATCTTGAACTGCTCAGAGAAAGGAAGCTTCCTTAGGATTTCTTGTTTGCGTAGATAATACCTACCTGCCACCTTTTCCAATATGCTTATCACCGTCAAGTCATGCCTTCTTCCAATGTCAATGCCAAGATAGACATCTCCAGTCAGTTCTCTTATGTCTGCTTCTATGCCCTCCACAGTGCAGGCATGGATTAATTCATAGGGAAGCAGGACAGATTCTTCGTCCATGAATTCACACATATACTCTTGAAGCCAGATGTCTTGGTTTGGCACGCCCTTTCTTAACTCCTCCACATCCACATCAAGCCCGAGTTCCACTGCGTCAAAGATTGTTAGCTTTTGCCGAAACCAAAGTTCGTTTCCTTCTGACATTTGCCAGAGATGTCCGAATATGTCGTTTTTCGCCTTAGGAGTTGAAATCACAACAAGCTTAAAGTCCCTGTTCCTTGTGATGCTTGGGAATATAGCTTGATAGACTTTGTAGCCGTCCTTGAAAAATGCCGCTTCTTCTAAAATCACATCACCAGTCAAACCACGCACGCCGTCTGGGTTTGCGGGAAGTCCGATAATCCGGGAACGGTTTGGAAACCTAACCTCAAGAACATTTGCCTGCGTATCCTCAAAAAACTCCACATCACCAGTTAGCTTGCCAATTTGTCTTAGAAACTCCACATGCCTTTTGACCTTTTCCATGAGTTCTTTTGACTGTCTTTCGGTGGGTGAGATGATGGCTACCAGGTGGTTTTTTCTCTCAATAGCCCGCAAGACTGCAAAAAGGGAGACCACGAAGGATTTTCCTGTTTGCCTTGACCACATTAGAATGGAATACTTTTTCTCAAGCATCTTTTGGAGGGCGTGGCGTTGGTAAGGGAGGAGGAGTTTTTCAAACTCCATAAATTTCCTCCTTCACAAGCCTTAGGAACTCTGGGTCTATGTTCCTCTTCTTGCCTTCCTCTTCTATCTTTTCCACTGCTTTCTGCAATTTTGCAGAGATGTATTCTTCCAAGCTCTTTGTCATCTGCGTTAGTTCTTTGACTGCTTTGATTAGTTCTCCGGGCTCTTCAAACTCCATGAAGTCTATGTCCTTTACAAACTCCAGCACATGCTGTGTAAGGATGGAAACAAGGGCGGAAAGCATAAAGCTTGTTGGCTTGTTTTGTGTTTGTTCAACAAGGATTTTTATCTTGTCCCACCATTCGTTGTATTGTTTAGCGAGTTCTTTATAGTCCCGGTAGGCACGATGGATGCTTGAGCGTGAGATGTCGTAGCCTTCAGATCTGAGCAGGCTTGCTATTGCCCGGAAGTCTTTCTTCTCTTCCTCGTAGAGATATACGATCCGCTGTATGAGGTCGTAAAGTTCTGCCTTTTTACGTTTTGCCATTGTTCAGCCCTCGGGAGGAAGGACGGTATCATCTACGATCTCGCCATCAAGCAAATCAATTCCTTTTGGAGTGATCTTGTAAAGCGTTCTGTAGCGTCTTTTGTCGTATGGAATAGCTACCTTCTTAGCCTCCACGTATCCTTTATCCACAAGGTATGCGAGTGCTTGTCTTATCTCCGTGTCTCTGTGATACTGATAGAAAACCGCAATAATCTCAAGTTCTTCAATCTCCCGAGGGTAAATTCTTTTCAAGAAATCCAAAATCAAACCTCTCAAACTCTTAGTCATTTTTGAACCTCCCAAAGTTTGTCCAAGACCTTCGAAAGCTTGTCTTCAAGCTTCTGTATTTCTGCCTTCCATCCGCTTACGTCTTGATAGTATTCCTCTTTTGATACGCCGCATTTCTGCAGTTCTTCAATTTTAGAGATAAGCCTGTGTAGTTCGTGTCTCCAGCCGCTTACATCACGATAATACTCTTCCTTGCTTACCATTTCCTTCTGGTAGCCTTCTAACTTTTCCTCAAGCTTTTTCATCTCGTTCCCGACACTCTCAAGCTTCTTCTCAAACTTGAGAAGCAAATACAACAAAAAAGCAATGCTTGCAACCCAGCCACCTTGAAAAATCAGCGAAAGAATTCCTACTTCCACCCATTTAACATTGCAATAAGCGTGAGGAGATTTCAAGCAAAGATTTCAAAAAGGGTCAGTGGCTGTGGTGAGGAGTGTTCCCGCCCTCGTCTATAATGGAACCCGTAGCATGGATGTTTCCGCTAACATCAACATTTCCAACGATATTTACATTGCCCTCAATAATAACCGTTTGTGCCTTCACCCGGAGGATATGTGTTTTCTTGTCGTATTCAATCTCTGTCCCGTCTTCAAACCGCACAAAAAACTTATCCTTGTTGGCGACTGGCGGAGCGTCCTTGTTGTTGTAAATAGCCCCTAACACGTAACCGTCTGAGTGTTCTCCTTCCTCGTCAAAGGCAACGACAACATACTCGCCGACATCAGGAAGCCAATAAGCCTTGTCTTTCTGGGTTTTGTGATGCACAACTGGAAGCCAATTGGAGACCAAGCCATCAAGGTCTGGCATTTGCACCCTTACTCTTGCTATTTTTTCATCAACTGCTACTACTATGCCACGACGGATCATTTCTTCTTACCTCCTCCGGGCTTTTTTAAAAACTCTATTCTGGTTGTATAGCCATCCCTTGTCATTTCGTGTTCAACCTGAGAGACATAATAAACCCCGTCAAACTTATCAAAGCCTTTAAGTTCAATAGTCCCGCTTGCGTAGATGGAAGGGATGCCAACACAGGTCAGCCTGCCTCTTAACTCTCTCATTTCGCTTAGTGTTTTCTGGGCGTTGCTTATTCTCTCAGCCTGTGCTTTGTTTTCTACCCTTACCCTTTCTACTTGCTTGTCTTGGCTTGCTTTCACATTAGCCTTCTTTTTGTCTGCGGTTGGTTCCTTCTTTTGTGGGTCAAGATAGACCACATCCACCTCTCCAGCGTTCAGGCTTGAAACCTCTATCTCAAGGTCTATCACCCACTCGGGCGTCAGAACAAACATAACCTTTCGATTAAGGATGCTTTCTACTCCCTGAATGACGATTTTCCCGTCTGCAATCTTACAGGTGTGTCCGTAGCGTTTGCAAAGCTGGGACAGAAATTCTAGGTCCCTTTGCTTGTATTGGTCTATCCGTTGGAATGTGATGTCTGAACCTTCAAAGTAAAGCTTGTATCCGTTTCTCTTGGCTATGTCCTCTGCAATCTTCTTTAGGCTTGTGTTTTCAAAGGCGGTGGTCTTAGGCGTTCGGAAGCTTGCTTTGACATCTTTAGCTAAAGCCTTAATGGTAAAGGTTGCACCGTCTTGGGAATATCTGAAAGTATAGCTGTCTATGAAAAATACTCCCGCATCCCGCACCGCTTCTTCGTAGCCAAAGCGAACCTTTAGGCTTGAGCCTCTTGCAGGAGGGTTCTTCCTGAAAAAGCCTGTGCTGTCTTCAACCTCTATTTCCACATCATCGCTTTCGTCTTTGTCTAAGCCGTCGTTGTCTATATAGCGAAAGCTTAGAAGGTATGGCGTGATGTATGCTGAAACATCTTTATTGCTTATTTCAACGTAAAGAAAAGGTTTGTAAAGTTCTACTCGGTCTGCCATGGCGCTTTGATAACCTCTGGCTCGTCTTCAACACTGATGATCGGAATCTGCAATTTTGCACCGGGTGGTGGGTAGGGTAAGCCAAGATGCTGAGGGTTAGCACGGAGGATGTGTTCATAAAGATAAGGGTCTCCGTAGAACTGCCAAGCGAGCGTATCCCAGCGGTCTCCTTGTTTGGCTATGTAAATAAGGTATTCCATGCTTTACCTCGTGATGATGGGTTTATATTGTGAGGACTGCACTTGCTGTTGGGAGTTCTTCTTAGCTGGTGCTTTTTTCTTTGTTGTTTTGGTTTCCCTTGTCTGGAGTTTCTTTTCACGGTATTCTGTAAGCTTTACGTTGCAATAGATTGCGACGGGTTTGCCCCACATATCTACCTGCTTGACTTCTGCTGTGATGCTTTCTATAACGAAATCTCCGTAAACCTGTTCGGCGATGATCAGTTTTTTGGGTAAGCCCTCTTTAGCAATGTCTTTCAGTTTCTGGTATTCCTCGAGTGGGTCGCAAAAATCTCTGTGGAAGCCCACATTGATTTCAAGGCTTAAGAGTTCATCCCCGAGGAACTGCAAGCTTGAAGGGGCAAAGATGGTTCTATGCTTGGCTACTGCGTAGTCGTTTGTTTCTCTATGCTCAAGGTATGAATAGACTTTGAAGACGATGTCGCCAAGGGAGGCATAGTTCATATTATCAATATTTATATATATAAGCACTGGTTCAAGCAAAGATTGCAAAGAATTTCAGAGTTCTATTCTTTTTATAGCCTCTACAGCCACGCCCACGATCTGCAAATCTGCAGAAGGTTGAAGTGGTGGGTATTTTGGGTTGTCTGAAGTTAGCACAATGGAACCATTCACTTTCGTAAGCCTTTTTACAATCAACTCTCCGTAATGATTTCTCACCACTACCACCTTCCCACTCGGAATATCTAACCCATCACCCACATAAGTCTTAAACACCACGAAATCACCATCATGTAAAGTAGGCTCCATGCTGTCTCCATGCACTTGAACTGAAAACTTCCCGCCCTTCTGGAATGTTTCTTTGCTAACAAGAACCCAGCCCACCACATCCAGGTCCGCTGGGCTTTCTGGGAACCCTGCCCCCGCACGCCCCACAACTGGAATGCGGACAAGCTTTTCAAGGACTTCTCTCGTTTTTGCTTCTAACTCTTCTAACAATGTCTTCTCTCTTTTCTCCCACATCTCCCCCTGCCCTGTTTTTAGCCATTCATAAGAGATGCCGAAGGTGGAGGAGATGAGTTTTAAAGCTGTGTCAGGGGCATCTCTTTCTCCCGCCTCCCATCTGTTGATTGTCTTCCATGACCGCCCGATCCTTTCTCCCATCTCCACCTGCGTTAATCCCAAAGCCTTTCGGATTAAGCGTATTCTTTCACCTACCGCTTTTTTGTCCATTCCTCTACCTATCCCATTTGGGATAATATCCGCCATCTTCCTCTTGACAAACATCCCAGATGGGATATAATACTTCCTATGGGTTCTAACCTCATAAGGGATATTGTAAAAGAGGCAGGAAGGAGGCAGGGAATAAGTCTTAGCAAGTTGGCGAACATTCTCAATGTTAATCATGTCTATTTGTTTAGCGTGCTCAGTGGCAAAAAAATCTCTCGTCCTCTCATCTGCAAAATTGCAGAGTTTTTGCATGTTCCTGACCTCCCGTCTCAGTATGAGATTTATTTAGCATCAAGGCGTGTAGAAAGCAAGGGAGCCAAGCCTACGCCCAGCAAAAAAGGTAGCAAAAAACCAAATCCTATAAAGGAGGTATAAAGCCATGAGGCACTCAAGCTTTAACTGGGTCTTCCGGGAATTCCTCCGGAAGAAAAGCCCCTATCCTCTGGCAAGCAGGCTCCAGAGGAGCGAAAAGCTTATTTATGCGTGGTCTATGGATGAGGACAATCCCTTCCATAG